AAGCTCGATATCCCAGCCGGCGCCGAGTAGATGGCTTTGAGGTTCGCGAGCTGCGGGAAGCTGAACTTCTCGTTCAGCCTCCGCAGGACAAGACCCAGCCACACCTGCGCACGCGTGGTGAGGCCGGTGTTGCCGGCCAGCTCCAGCGCCTCCGTTACCAACTCCGCGTGCGTCAGAGTGCCCATGACTCAGATGATCTCGCGTGCCTCGATGGGTGTGCGCTGACCCATCGCGATGGCGATCTCCCTGTCCCAGCCGCGAATCTTCCCGAGATCGAAACGCTGCTTCCGCTTGTAGCTCTCGAAGTTCGCGACTCCGCAGAGGATCTCCTGCTTCATGCACTCCGCCACGATGCTGGTGCCGAAGTACGTCACGGCGTTGCGCGTGATGCCGGGGAAGCCCTCCATGTTCTCCGGCGCCTGCGGCAGCACGTAGATCGTGACGTGCTTGCCCTTGCACACGGACATGTACTGTCCGCACGCGCCGCACTGCACGTACTTCGGGAGAAGGTCTTCAATGCGAGCCGGCCGTGACCCGCTCGGGTCGTTCTGCCGCGCCTGGAGCTTCTCGACCGTACGCGAGAGCTGCTCCAGCATCGCTTCGAGCTGCGCCACCCGCTCCGGGCTCGCGCCGGCTGCGGCAGCGTTAGCCGGCGCATCCTGAAGCTGCTCCGGCAGCGATTCCACTTTCTCGACCGGAGGTGCGTTGGTGCTCTGATCCGCGTTCTTGAGCTTCTCCGCGTCCTGGCGCTTCGAGTCGTCGCTCTTCTTCCCCTTGCCATCAAACAAAGCCATGTAGTGCTCCTGCGTGTAAGGTGAGCCGCCACGCTACCAGCATCTCTCACAAAAACGAAAGCCCGACCTTTCGACCGGGCTCTCGCCACCACGCAGCTCAGACCAGGGGTGGGCCTGAGATCAGTTGAAGTTGGAGGCCAGCTCGACGATGAGCACGGCGTCCTGGCGCCGGATGCCGGCCTTGGCCATGTACTTCGAGCCGACCTTCCGGCGCTGCATGAGGGGGTCGGAGTCGCTGGCCTTGTCCCCGGTGACCACGCCCTTCTGCGTGAGCGGGCTGGCCTTGACCCAGTTTGCGGCCTCCTTGCCGACCATGTAGATCGGGTGGACCGTGACGCCGGAGGCCGGCGTGGTCGGCGCCGTGTCGCCCGTGGTCGGGATGCTGTCCACGTTCACGATGCCGCCAGCCGGGATGCCCTGCGTGTGCAGGCGGAGGTTGCTGTCGCCGGTGGCGCTGCCCGCGTAGAGATCATACGCGTAGTTGGCCGTGGACGGCGCCGTGAACACGAGCCGCGTGCCGCCTGCGCCAGTCGCGAGGTTGAACTCGACCGTCATCTCCTCCGCGAAGCCGCGCGTGGTGCTGCGGCGCACGGCCTTGAAGTAGTAGGTGGTTGCGGGCGTCAACGACCCACCCGTGTCAGACGCAAGGTTGGCGCTGCTGACGGTCGTGATGCGCGTGAAGCGGGGGATGAAATTCGTGCGAATGAGCTGGAAGCCCAGCCACGCGCCGACCGTGCCCTTCTCCACCTTCTCGACCTTGCCGCTGTGCGCCTGGAGGAGCGAGTAGCCCGTGAAGCTGGAACCGTTCGTCTCATTGATGATGTCCGCCTCGACGTTCGGGCTGACAACGGCGATGAAGAAGCCGCCCTCGCGCTCACCGCCGCCGCGGTTGCGGAGCGCGACTGCCGCCTTCAGGAAGACTTCCTTCTTGAAGACGTCAGTGGCCGTGATCGCCGCCCGGTCGGCGCGCGTGCCGTCCCAGTATTGCTTGTTGGTCGCGCCGAAGTTGAACACGTCGCAGATCGTGTAGTCCTGCACGCGGGCGATGGCGTCGGCCAGCAACTCGATGGCAGCATTGAGAAGCGGGTGCTTCGTGGTGAAGATGCCGACGTCCGTGAGCGCGATGAAGAGGCCCCATTGGTCCACCGTCACCTGATTCAGAGTGATGGACATCGGAGTCTCTTCCGGCGTCACACCTTCGGTCAGCGGCTTCTGGGGGATCGCCGTGCGGTCGTACGTGATGAAGTTCGCCGTCTTCCCGTGCCCGCTGTCCAGCTCGACGTCTTCGCAGAGCTGAGGAAACTTGTGGATGAGCATCGACCGGGTGATGAGCTTGTCAGCCACCCAGCGGTTCTGATCGTTCGTGAAGACGGTAGAAAGGTTTGGCATCGCACAGCTCCCAGGAAAGAGTTGCCCAGCAGCCTACGCATGCACCGGAGCCCGTGTAAAGGTCCGCCCGACTCTTCCTGTGCTGAACAAGAAGAAGGCCGGTGAGGCGCCCATAGCACTCACCGGCCTTCAAGGCGTCGATCTACTGTCAAAACCCTTCGCGATCGAGCACAGCCTCGCGAGCCTTGATGCGCTCCTCGATGGGCTTGGCCTCCAGCTCCGCGTAGCTCGCTTCACTGCGCCGAGTCGGCCCGCCGCTGCCCGTGCCCGCGTCGAACGCCGCCCCACCCAGGAGCTGCTGCCGCATCTGCTGCAAGCTGCGCGTCGGCGCTTCCTTCAGCATGGCGCCGCGGGTCGTGCGACCCAGCACGAAGTCCAGAGCCTCCTGCCGGTTCGGCGTGCGCGTCACCTCCTGCCGGGTTTCCGGGTCGTAGGCCACAGTGCGCAGTCCGGTCTTGCGCCACTGCTGGTACTGCTTCTCCGCCTCACCCACTTGCTCTGGCGTGACACCGGCAGCCGCCGCGAGGTTCATGAACATCTGCGAATCGATCATGTCCTCCTGCTGCGCAATCTTGCGCTGGAGCGGCGTGAGGAGCGCGTCCACCCGCTTGGCCACGGCCGGATCCAATGGCTCTTCGTCCTGCGCGGGCGCCGGAGTGTCATCGCTGGGAATGCGCTCCGCCATCCGGTTGATCGCCTCGATGTACTGCGCCTCCTTCTGCTCCATCTCCTGAATGCGCTTCTGCATCGCAGCCACGTCAGGAGCCGCGGGGGGAGGCTGCCCTCCGCCGCCAGGGTTCAGGTCGTGAACGCCGGGAGGGTTGCCACCACCGCCACCGCCACCCTTGTCAGGATCCATCATCATCATCTTACGGAGAAACATCTTTGCCTTCCTTCCGCTGCTTTCGCAGCTCTTCTGCGTGGTTGAGGTGTACGATCGTCTTCAGCATCATGTCTGGCCAACCGAGCATACCCTTCACCTGCTTCAGCTCGCCAATCCAGCGCTGAACATCTTCCGGCTTCGTGAAGGTGATCAAGTTCCCGGTCAGGCGCTTCTCCTCACCTTCGAGGAACACCTTCAGGAACTGCCACGACTGCGAGCGCAACAGACTGCTCAGCGCTACCTGAACTTCACTCCGCTTCTCAGCGGTGCGAAGGTCCATCTTTTCGATCAGCTCCTGTGCTTCTTTCAAGTCCCCGGTCATGGCGCCACTATCGTCCACCAGCACTCAGTCCGTCAACCGGGGAAGGGTTCTTCTTCGAAGTCCTCCATCGCAGGACCCGTGCCCGGCCCGAGCTGGCCAAAAGCGCCTGCGATGTCGTTGGCCTCCATGCGCACAGCGCCGAAGCCGCCGCTGGGGTCCTCCATGTTCGCGCCCGCGAGCGGGTTGGCGCCCGGGTCTCCGGCCGGTTGCTCCTGCCCAGGCTGACCCGGCTGCGGCTGCCCTGGCTGCATGTCGGGCGGCATCGGCGAAGGCCCCTGCACGAGAATCTGCTCCGCGTCGCGGAAGCCGAAGACGTCGCGCAGCAGCCGATTGATGAGTGGAGCAAGGTTGATGCGGATGCCCATCTGGGCCAGCATGCCCGCGGTCTGTGGGTTGCTGAGCACCTGAAGCGCCTGCATAATCTGCTGACCACGCACCTGTACGTTCATCATCTGCGTGCTGGCGCTCCACCGGAAGCGGTACTCCCCGAAGAGCGACTTCGGATCCACACTACGCGCAGGCGGAAGGTTCGGCCCGCCAGCACGGATGAGCACTTCGTCTTTGGCAAAGGCCTTGTCCAGATTCCAGAAGCCCTTCAACATCGGCTGGAAGACGTCGATCTCTTGCAACCGCACCACCTGCTGGATTGGAAGCTGAGCGTTCTGGTTGGCCACACCCACGCCCGTCGCGCTGCGGAACGCGCGGCCCGGCGTGCTCCCACCGCTGAGCACCGGGCTGGCTCCCAGCATCTCTTGCAGCCAGCTCATGGTCTGCGTCATGAGGAGACTGCTGGACTGGATCATATCCGGAGGCCGGAACTCCTTCAGCGCATTGTTGACGTCGGTCGCGAGCACTTGGAAGCCCGGCTCGAATTCCGTGATGGCAGTCATCAGCACGTTCGGGTTGGACACGATGCCGGGGTTCATCGACCACGTAGCATTGTCCATCGCCTGATTGACTTGATCATTCAACAGGAGCTGAAGCGGGTAAATGTCTTCCACGTCGCCGCTGCCCCACAGCCGGCCAGTGATTTGCCCAATGCGCCCCAGCACGTAAGGATGGCACGCGCCCGGAGACGTGTGCTTGGCCTCGACCGCACGCAGCACCTTCCCATCGTGGGTCACAGTGAAGTGGAAAGGTCGCAGGTTCTTGCTCGCGTCTTCACTCTCCGCCTCAGGATCGAAATCGAGGAAGACGTGCGAGCACGCCACGTACTCCTGCTTCATGTCACTTTGCTGCGGAGGCGTGATGCCTTGGTCACTCATGCGCGCAGCATCCGCGGCGTCCTTGTCGGAGTTGCTGGCGCCCGTGACAATGTTCTCCACCATCTCCTTATCGAAGAAACCAGCATCCGCACGCATCTTCAGCTTGCGCTTCGTAGTGATGTAGTCCTCGAAGACGCCATCCGCTTCTTCGAGCGTGCTCACGGTCGGAGGCCACGCGTAAAAGTCTTCAGCAGGGATCGGCGTAAAGCACGGCCCGCTGTACGCGTACGCCTCCTGCGTCTCCATCGAGCCGTACAGCTCTTCTTCGGTCTTCACCGCTTTCTTCCGCGCGTCGGTGGAGAAGACCTTCTCCTTCCAGTGGATCCGCCCAGGCGCGTTGCCCTTCATATAGAGCTGGCGGTAGTGCGCTTCTGCGTGCATACGGACCTTGGCCGCTTCCACCCGGTTCTGCTCCAGCGCCTGCACGTCAGCGGTCATCGCGCTGTACTCGGCTCGCTCAGGCTCCGCGATGAAGAACTCATCACCGGGGAAGGTAGCCGCGACCGCTTGGCTCACTTTCGTCTCCACGCCGCGCTTCGTGGTCGGGAGGTAGATGTTGCTCTTCCCAAGGTATGCCTGGAACTCGTGCTCCTTGGTCCACGCCTTGTGGTAGCGCGACCACGACAGATTCAACTTGGATCTCTGAGAGCGTGTCTCCTCCATCAGCGGGAGCACTTCCTTCTTGAAGCGCTCGCGGACGGTGTTGGATCCTGCCCAGTTCTTCACCTTACCCTGCTGGTCGCTGTAGGCCATGACCGCACCCTACCGCAAAACGAAGCCCCCGGCGCACAGCGCAGCGCTCGGGGGCTTCAACAACCAACCGGGAGGAGTGGCCCGGTTGGTCAGCTCTTCGTGATGACCATCGCCGCCAGCGCCTGCGCCACCGCAGCCTTGGGGATGACCAGAACACGGAAGGTGGCAGCAGCAGAAAGATCGAGCGCGGTCGAAGCGTGCGTGTTCGTGATGTTCAACTGAACCGTGTCCGCAGCCGACACGCGCGCGTTCACGAAGCAATCCACCAAAGACCCCGACGTCGGCGCTGCATCATCGATTGCAGCGATGACCAAGTCACCGACCGCAGCCCCAGTCACAGTGACCGTCTGCGATGCTTCTGCACCGGCAGCAATGCTCGCGACATTCGCGACCACCGAACCACCAAGAGCGCCAACACCAGCACCGCCCGTACTGGCACCCAGCATCTTGCGGAGCTTCATGATCTCGTCGAGGATGCCCTCGATGATGTCGCGCTGCGGCTGATCGAAGAAAGCGGAACGGACGGCAGTCACCATGTGAGGCACCTCCTGAAAGAGTTGGGGTGACGCTATCGGACGTCAGCCTGACGCGCAACTCTCAGTAGCCAGTGTGAGGGTTTCGAATCTTCCGGAGGTTCGTCGGAAAGTCCTCCAGCTTCGCCAAGCCGCCCAGGGCGAGACCTACTTCGATGTACCCATCTGCGTCCATCGGATGCTCGTACCAGCCATCCGCCAGCGGCTTGTCTTTCATCTGCCCAGTGGTCGGAGACGGCGGAGGCCAGCAGTACCCGCCACCGTAGCCTTCGATCAAAATCTGACAGTTGCTCCGGTCGAACAAGCTCCGCGGTCTGCGCTCCACCATCGTGCGCAGACCCTCACTCATCTTGCGAAGCCGCAGCTCGATGCTGTGGTGGCGCGGACCACGGATGCGGATCCCCTTCTTCCGCAGCACATCGAAGCTTGACTCCTCACTCACGTCCTTCTTTGCATCACCATGAGGGTCCCCGAAGTCGATCCAATCCTTCACTCCAGGGAACTGCTCCGCGCTTCGCATTAGCACTTTGGTCGCGAACACGTCGATGGTTTCATTGTTGCCGAGCTGCGCCGCTAGTCGCCACAGTGCTCCGCTGCGCTGCTTCTGCGCCCAGACGCACGCCGGGCGACGGTGACCGAAGTCCCAGCCGCGAATCATCGGAAGCTTCGGGTCAAACTTCAGCTCTCGTGCGTGGAGGTTCACGTCGAATTCCGACGAGAACACGCCTTCACCGGCCGGGTCAGGACCGCACTGCCCCTCGATGAAGCGTAGGCGCATCTCAGGCGTCATGCCCTTGGCACGGTCATCGTAGTACCCCGGAGGAAGATGGTCTTCGTTCTCCTCCTTGCTCGCCTGGAACTTCCGGCCCCACGGCTCAACGTCGCAGTCCTCTTCGCCGCAGAAACGCTTGTGCAGCCAGTGCGATCTCCTGACTGGGTTACTTAGGAAGTTCAAGTAGAACGGTCCCATCGGGCGTTCTTGCCCCGGCAGCGGATGCCGAAGACGAGCATCCAGGGTCGCGGCTTGCTCCACGGTGATTTCGTTCGCCTCATCCACCAGCACACCCGTGAACTCCGTCCCGCCCAGCTTCTCCAGCTCATCGAGCGAATGGAAAATCAGCTCCACTGGCTCCCCGACCTTGCCGTCAGGTCCACGGACGGCCGGCGCCAGCCAGCGCTTGATGATGGGAGACTCTTGCTTGTCTACTAGCAGGCCCTGACCGTAGTTCAGGAGTAGCTTGTCGAACCGCTTGAGCGTGGTCTCTTCTAGGGTCCACTTCACGGCTCGGCAGATGAACCATATTGAGCCCGGCAGCATCAGTCCAGGGATGATGACCCGCGCCGCGCCGCCGTTCGTCTTGCCTGTGCCGATCGGCCCAGTGAACCAGCTCACTTTGCCCGGCCAGAAGATGTACTCCTTCTGGGTCTTGGTCAGGGCCTTCGTCTTCATGAAGGCGCAGGCAAGCTGCTCAAGGGACGTCAGGATTTGTGGATCAGGAGTCGGTGCCGACTCCTGACGCATCTTCTCGATTCGGGAGAGTCGCATGGTGGCGGCAAGCTACTTCAGTTCTCGCATCAACTGCTCCAGAGCATCACGCTCCGGCCCAGGGTTCACGCCGCAGAGATTGCCTTCCGGGTCTCCAAGGCATTCGATGTGGAATTTGAGATCTTTCACCTGCTTCTGAAGTCGCTGGATTTCGAGACGCGCAGCCGTGAGGCTCTTGTTGGCCTCGATCATCACGGCTGCCTCCGTGACCTTGTGGTCTCGGAGCTGCCGGTAGCGCTCCA